CCGCGTCAAGCCACGTTGTGGCTGCAGCGGGCGCTGGGTGTGGAAGCTGACGGCATCATCGGCCCCAAGACGTTGGCTGCGGCGTATGCGCAGGACATGAACGCGCTGCGGTTGCGCATCTTGGCGCAGCGACTTCGCTTCATGACCGGCCTGACAAACTGGCCGGCCTTCTCACGCGGCTGGGCACGCCGCATTGCTGACCTGATGGAGACTTGACATGACTGCAACGATGATCCAGGCGCTGGTGCGCCACATCCTCACCGCTCTTGCTGGCGGCTTCGCCGTGAAGTACGGCGTGGACGGCGGCACGATGGACGCCATCATTTCCGGGGCGTCTGCTGCTGCCGGTCTGGGTTGGTCTGTGTGGGACAAGCGGCAGAAGTGATCTGACGCAGCAGCGGGCCGGCGGTGTAGACCCACCGGAACTTGGTCCGCGTGGTCGGGTCGGCGCGCTTGGTGCGGGTGACCCAGCCTGCTTGCTCGGCATAGCGCAGGGATGCGCCCACGTTGTTGGGCTTTATGTCCCACTTGATGCCGACGTCGTGGGTTGTCAGCTCTTCTTCGGGATTGCGGGCAAAGAAAACCGCCACGTGGGTGACGATGCTCATGTGTTCTCCTTGATGCCATGCGCGGCCTCAATGGCGCGGGCAAATTCCCGGTGCTCCCAATCTGCGCTCATAGGCTCACGCCATAGGCGATCAAGCTCCTCGTCGCTCAGGGGCTCCTGCACCGTCTGCTCCAGCGCGGCCTTGAGGGCGGCGATGGTTTCTCCAAGGTGTTCAAAGTAGCGGTTGACGGCTCGCGCCTCCAACGCCTCCAGCGCCTGCTGGGCGGCTTCGCGTAGGGTGGTCATACCTTGTTCCTTTCTTGCCATTCAGGATCTGCACGCATCTGTGCGTATGCCTGCGCCATGCCTGCGCTGAACTTGCGGCCTGCTGCGTTGAACTTGTTGATCAGATCGTCCAGCACTTGCCGAGCGCGAATGTCGTCCAGCATCACCCGCAGCACGCGGTGCTTGCGTTTGGATTGGCGGGTCATACCAACGCCCCCACAAGAAACGCAATCGCGCCAACAAGGGCAACAACGCCCAGACCGAGCACCACAAGTTTGCCCAAGGATTCAGGGGCGTCGTCATCGACGCCAATCTCAGTTGCCGCCTCGGCTGGAATGGGTTTGTCGTTCATGCTGCCTCCCCCGCCAGCGTGGCCTTCAGACGTTCGATGCGGTTCTGGTGGTACGTCACCATAGCCTCGGCGTATTCGCGGGCGCTGTGAGCCTCCAGCAGGCTGCGATGGGCCTGGTCGAGTTCGCGCTGCATGAGTTCAGCGTGGCTGATGTTGCCGCACAGGCGGCGGATGTGGTCGCGGATCACTTGATTGCCTCCTTCAGAATCTCCATGCGTTCCCGCGCAGCGCGCAGGACGGTGTAGCGTTGATGCAGCCGCTCCAAGATGGTGACGCGGCGCAGCGTCTTGCGCTCCTGCTCCAGCAGGGCGCTAACCTCCTGCTCAGTCTTGCTTGACAGGTGCTCGTTGAGCCATCGCCAATTCATGCTTCTTCTCCAGTGTGTTGATGGTGACCAGCACCCTATGCAGCCTGCGCTGCGCCATGTTGAACGCCTTGAGCGCGATCTTGTGCTCGGCCCGCGCTACCTTCAGCCGCTCCGTGATCTTCTTCACTCTGGCACCTCCATCCAATCAATGGCCAGCATCTCCTCCGAATCGGGGAAGAACGGCGCGATCTTGTTGCGGGCCGGAAAATTCACAAAGAACGCATCGCCCTGCCGGAAAACGTAGAAGAAGGCGGAAGGCCAACTGGCGCGGCGGATCTTGCGGCCTGCGATCAGAACCTCCATCGCGTGGGGGAAGTCCATGTGTCCGTTCTCTGGGTTGTATCTCACTTGAGTGCCTCCAAGGCCAGTTGGGAAAGGGATTGCTTGTCGTGCAGCGCCGCCCAGATCTTCTGGTCAACGGTGTCTGCGGTCAGCAGGACGTAGTTCCACACGTCATGCGCCTGGCCGCTGCGGTGCAGCCGCCCGATGGTCTGCTCGTACAGCTCCAGCGACCACGGCAGCGACAGCCATATCATGTGGTGCCCGCCGTGCTGCAGGTTCAGCCCGTGGCCGGCGCTCTTGGGATGGATAGCCAGCAGCCGCACTTGGCCGGCGTTCCAACCCTTGATGACGTCCCACTTCTCGTCCATCGCCGCCAGCGTGGGGTAACGCCTGCGCAACTCGTTCAACTCCTCGACGTAGTTGTAGACGACGATGGTGTTGGCGTGCTGGTTCTCTGACAGGATGTCGTCCAGCGCGTCGAACTTGTGCGGCGACAACCAGCGCGGCCCGTTGTCGGTGTACAGAAACCCGCTGGACATCTGCTGCAGCTTCTGCGTGACCACCGCAGCGTTCTGCGCGATGGTCGTCTCGTTGCCGAACTGCAGCACGAAGTCCTTCTTCATCTTCTTGTAGTCATCCATCTCCATGCTGCAGGGCATCTCCACCGTGTGCAGCGGGGGCAGCTTGTCCTTGTACTCGCCAGGCTCCAGCACGAACGTGGCCGGCTTGATGCGCTGCATCACGGCGGGCAGCGAGCCGGGCCGGGGCTCCCACTCGGTGTGTGTGCCGCGGTTGTTCTGGTAGAAGTACTGCTGCATGAACGCGCCTTTGCTGCGGCCCAGCAGGCTCTGGTCGATCACCTTGCACTGCCCGAACACATCCTCCAGCCCGTTGCTGGTGAACGAGCCGGTCAGGCCCCAGCGGATCTCAACGGACTTGATGACCTTCTCAAACGCCTTGAAGCGTTTGCCGCTGGGGTTCTTCAGCCGCGTGAGTTCGTCGAACACCACCGCGTCGAACTGCACGTCCTGCTCGGCGAGCCACTGCAGGTTGTCGTAGTTGGTGACGATGACGTCAGCGTCACTGTCAAGTGCTGCTTTACGCTGGGCGGGCGTACCAACCGCCACCCGCACGCGCAATGATGGCGCCCACTTGGTGGCCTCCACAGGCCAGACCGAGGTAACCACCCGCAACGGCGCGACGACGAGGGGGCGGATGCCTTCGTCCTCCACCAAGTCGCGCATGGCCGTCAACGTGATGGCCGTCTTGCCCGCGCCCACCGGCGCAAGGATCATTGCTCTGTCGTGCTCATACAGGAAATCGGCGGCTTGCTCTTGATAGGGGCGCAGTTTCATACCGTCTTACGTCCGATCAACCAAGCCCACAACGCGCCGCCGGCCACCTTGGCCACAAACTGCATGGCTACAATGTGCGGCATCAGCGCGCCAAATGCGATGGTGGGAAACAGCAGGCTGTCCACCGCAGCTCCAGCCACGTTCGATCCGTTGGCGCGAAACATCCACGACCCGCGCAGCCTTGCAAACGCGCTCCAGTCCACCAACGCGGCAGCGGTAAATGCGCACGCCGATGCAACGGCGATTTGCCCTGCTGCTGGGTTGAGGATGTAGGTCAATGCCCCGGTAGCGGCGATGAGCGAGCCCATCTGCCAGACCTTCAAGCGCACATGCAGCCAGTCGCGTAGCGCAAGGTCAAGGCCAATGAGAACGAAGGCGTTGATGGGTGAGATGCTAGGCCCGAAAGCGGCCACAGACAGGTTGGCGAGCGTCATGGCGGCGGCGTAAACGGCGATGGCAATGGAGAGGTTCATGCTGATTCCTTAAAGTCGTAGGTTGCTGGTGAGTTGAACGCTTCAATACGCTGGCGCATAACCTGCGCCCGCGCTTCCTTGGTAGGAGGAAGATAGTTGCCTTTCGCCCAATGCTTATCTATGTTGACGTTGCGGGCGATGTTGGTGGAGTCGGCGCTGGTGAACGGCAGCCGCGTATACACCTTGGGGTTGAGCATGCGAAGGCCGTGCAGCTTTACCAGCGGGCGCCCTTTCAGGTCGCACACGACACGCATTGTTTGGTCGATGCGCACCCACCACTCCGCGTTGCCTACCGTAGCGTACTGGCCGCTGCTGCCGATGCACAGGCGCGGGTACGCGCAAGCAAGGCGTTCCAACCTTTCCAGCGATTCGTGCATGTGCCAGACAGGCGCGCCGAACACAGCGCCCAGCGGCCACTCATCCAGCAGCGCGTCGTTAGCTGCTTCGTCGCCGTCTATGACGTCGGGGATTACGGCGAAGTCGCACCCTGGCGTCAGCCGGCACTCTTGCGCCCACTCGTAGAACGGGCGCCAGTCTTGAATTGGCCGCCCGTTTTTCCATGCAGGAAACGCGCCGTTGTCAACCGCAAACGATTGACATATCTCTACCGCAACACCTAATTGACCTGGGTGTGCAAACGATACAAATGCGTGCCCACCACCCACCGCGCAAACAGCCGATGTCTGCGGCGTGATGGGTAGCCCGTGGTAATGGATCACTTCTCACCGCCCTTCACCACCCAATCCAAGAAGTGATCCACGTCTGCGGCGCCGTACAGGTCGCAGTAGTTGCATCCCATCAAACTCATGTCGTCGCGGAAAACCTGTTGCAGCGGGGACAAATAGCCCGACTTGGTTTTGACCTCGACGAACCACACGCGGCCACCAGGCAGCACGACCAGACGGTCGGCCACACCTCGGTGAGCGGGGCTGACGAACTTGTACGCCTTGCCGCCGAGGGCTTCTACGCCCTTGACCAGCCTGCATTCGACATCTTTCTCAAGCATGACGGTTACGTCCTCGAATTTCATCGGCGCAAATTTTTGCGACCGGCGTTGGCGACTGCGACATCATGTCAAACCAATCGTTGTTGTCACACACTTGCGCGCACTTTTCGCGTTCTAGCGCAACCGCAACCGCAATGGTTTCGTGGACTGCGCGCAGGCAAGTTTCGCGTTCAGCAGCAGCAACTAGAGCCGCAAAATGCACGAGCTTGGCTTTTGCCAAGCGGCCAATGCATTTAGCCTCTGTCGCCATGCGGATTACATCGTTTTGTGTCATCAGACTGTTCTCCGAAATTTTGTGTTTGCCCATGTCCGTAACTTTACAGCGGCAAAAAGTCTTGTGCAAGTCTTTTTTGTGCGATACACTGCAGTCCTCATCAGTTCACTGGAGTTCACATGCAGCACAGTAAAGTAGTCGGCGGGTCCACCGCCAAGCGCGTCATCAACTGCCCCGGCAGCGTGGCGCTCGTTGCCAAGATGCCGCCGCAGGCATCGTCCAAGTACGCCGAGGAGGGCACCCTGCTGCACGGCTGCATGGAAGACCTGCTGGCCGACGGCGAGATGGGCGACGTGATCGCCAAGCACAACCTGACGCCCGAGCAGGCGGAGAAGCTGCAGTTCTGCATCGACGCGCTTGACCAGATTGACCCCGAGCAGACGATGCAGTTCGTCCAAGAGGTCGAAGTGGAGTTTGAAGGCGTCAAGGCGCTGGAAGGCGTGTTCGGCAACGCTGACCTGATCGGCCGCATCGGCGACCGCGCTGTCGTGCTGGACTGGAAGTTCGGCGACGGGGTGATGGTTGAGGCCGAGGAAAGCGAGCAGGGGCTGTTCTACGCCGCCGCAGCCATGAAGACCAGCAAGGTGCAGTGGGCGTTTGACGGCGCTGAAGAGATCGAAATCGTCATCGTGCAGCCGCCGCACGTGAGGCGCTGGGTGACGACGTTCAAGCGCGTGCATGAGTTTGAACGCGAACTGGTCGTGGCCGTGCAAGCCGCCAAGCGACCCGACGCCCCCGTCGTGATTGGCGACCACTGCCGCTGGTGTACCGCCAAGCCGATCTGCCCGCAAGTCAGCGGCGCGGTTGATCGCGTCACGCACACGGCGCTGGCCACGGTGGACCCCGAGGCGCTGGGCCAGGCGCTGGCGCTGGCCGAGCGGCTGGAGGACTTCATCGCTGACGCTCGCAAGTTGGCGCTGGCGCGGCTGGAGAAGGGCATGGCCGTGCCGGGTTATAAACTGGTGCCCAAGCGGGCGACCCGTCAGTGGGTGGATGACAAGGCGATGCACGTTTTGTGGCTCAACGCCGGCATCTGTCCTACCAAGTACCAAGAGATCAAATTGCGCAGTCCTGCTCAGATGGAGAAGGTCTGCAAGGAGCACGGCGTGGAGTTCCCCGCAAACCAAGTGGTGAGCATCTCGTCAGGCAACACCCTCGCACCGGAGAGCGATCCCCGGCCCGCGGCGGTGCTCATCGGGCAGCAGTTGGTTGCTGCCCTCTCGAAACTGAAGTGAAAGGTTCAATCGTGTCCAATATCGTTGCGTTCTCTCAAGCCGGTCTGCCGGCAGTTTCTTCCCTGTCCACGGCCCTTCGCGCCATCGCACCTGACGTGGCCTCCCTCACGGTCATTTTGAAGATGGACAAGACGGGCCACTGGGTGTTCGGCGCGGATCAGACCGAGGTGGAGGAGGGCTCCTTGTGGGCTGTCAATCCGTTCTCGTTCGTCCACGGCTTTATTGCGTGGGGCGCGGAAAGGACTCCGGCGGCAGGCACTGTTTTGGGCGAGAAAATGGTTGGCATCACGCAACCGTTGCCTGAAATGGGGCCTGCTCCGGAGAACAACGCGAGAGGGTGGGAGCCGCAGGTCGGATTCAGCCTCAAGTGCATCAGCGGGGAAGACGCTGGCGTGGAAGCGCGGTTTGCCGTGACCAGCGTCGGTGGTCGGCGTGCGGTGCAGGGGCTGGCGGTAGCCATTGCCCTGCAAGTGGAGAAGGACCAGACCAAGCCGGTGCCGGTTCTGGCGCTCAAGAAAGACCACTACCAGCACAGCTCTTATGGGCGCATTTATGTGCCCGTGCTTGATGTGCAGCACTGGGTCGGCATGGACGGCGCGGCTGACGAAGCCGAGTCTGCCGAGGCGCCCGCCGCCGAGCCGGCACCGACTGGCCGTCGTCGTCGCGCGGCCTAACCAGAGAAGGGGGCGGGGCTGAGAGGCCCCGCTTTTTTTATGCCCATCTGGATTGACTTCGAAACCCGCAGCGCCTGCGACCTCACGGTCGCGGGCGTTTACAACTACGCGCAGGACGCGAGCACAGAAGTGCTGTGCATGGCGTATGCGCATGACGATGAGGAGGTGCAAATTTGGCAACCGAGCCAAGAATTTCCAAAATCAGTTCGGCAGGCCGTGCTGGCCGGTGAGCGCGTCTACGCTCACAACGCCGCGTTTGAGCGGCTGATCTGGACGTATGTGCTGTGGTCAGACCACAACGCGCCCGTGCCCAAGCTGGAGCAGTTCTACTGCACCGCTGCGCAGGCCCGTGCCAACTGCGCGCCGGGCTCGCTGGAGGACGTCGGTCGGTTCGCGGGCGCGTCGATGCGCAAGGATCACAAGGGCGCTGCGCTGGTGCGCAAGTGCTGCTGTCCACCCTTCAAGCACGCCGAGCAAGACCTGGCCGACCTGTTCGACTACTGCGCTCAGGACGTCCGCGCGATGCGGGCCATTAGCAAGGCCCTACGCCCGCTGTCCGCCGAGGAGTTGTCCGACTACTGGGCAAACGAGCGCATCAACGACCGCGGCGTGCTGGTGGATGTAGACCTCGCCAAGGCCGCGCAGACCTACGCTGTGGAGGAACTCGACGCCATCCAGCAGGAGGTGCGCGAGGTGACGGACGGCGAGATCACATCGGTGCGCTCGCCCCGGATGCGTGAGTGGGTGTGGGCGCGGGTTGGCCCCGAGGCGCGTCGTTTGATGACGGTCCACAAAGACGGAGAAGAAAAGCAGTCCATCGACAAAACCGTCCGTGCCGCGCTGCTGATCCTAGCAGAGGAAAACCCTGATGAAGTACCCCCTGACGCGGCGACCGTCATCCAGTGCGCAGACGACCTCTGGGCCTCGTCGGTCGCCAAATTTGTCCGTATGGCCAACCTTGCGGATGTCGAAGATCACCGTGTGCGTGGCGCGTTCGTGTTCGCTGGCGGTGCTGCCACAGGCCGGGCCAGTTCATACGGGCTGCAAGTCCACAATTTCGCCCGCAAGGTCGCCAAAGATCCGCAGGCCGTCCGTCATGCGATGTGCCGTGGACATCAGATCGTTCCTGCGTTCGGCAAGCGCGTCACCGACGTCCTGAAGGGGATGCTGCGCCCGGCGCTGATCCCGGCAGCGGGTAAACAGTTCGTCGTCGCTGATTGGTCGGCCATTGAAGGCCGCGTGAACCCGTGGCTGGCCGCGACGCCTGCGGGTGACACCAAGCTGGAGGCGTTTCGTCGCGGGCTGGACGCCTACATCGTCAACGCGGCCGCGACGTTCAACACTTCGTATGACGCCATCTTGGCCGGCTACGAGGCCGAAGACGCTGTGTCCACCGGGCAGAGGCAGATCGGCAAGGTGCAAGAGCTCGCCTGCGGGTTCGGGGGTGGCGTGGGCGCGTTCGCCGCGATGGGGCGCGTGTACGGTGTGAACCTGCCAGAGCATGAGGCCAAGCGAATGGTCAACGCTTGGCGCAAGGCGAACCCGTGGGCGCCGCTGTTCTGGTCGGATCTTGAGCGGGCCTACATGGGCGCGATGCGGCGCAAGAGTCAGGCGGTGCCGGCAGGGCGAGTGTCCTACTTGTTCGATGGGGCTCATCTCTGGTACGCGCTGCCGAGTGGGCGCATACTGTGCTACCCCCACGCTCGACTCGACGCCGATGGCATCAGCTACGCCAAAGCCTCTTGGAAACCCGCCGCTGATGCCAAGGAGTGGCCTCGCGCGCGCCTGTGGCCGGGTCTGGCATGCGAGAACGTCACGCAAGCCGCGGCGCATGACATCCTTCGACATGCGCTGCGTGAGCTTGAGCGCGAGGGCGAGGATGTGGTCTTGCACGTCCACGACGAAATCGTCTGCGAGACGAGCGATTCCGCGCGAACAACCGAACTGATGAAGCGGGTGATGACCAACCCGCCAGCATGGGCGGCGGGTCTGCCGCTCGGCATCGGCATCAAAACAATGGAGAGATACGGCAAATGAAAGTTCTGTCTTTTGGCGGAGGCACGGACAGCACCGCCATTCTGTGCGGCTGGGTCGAGCGTGGGCTAGAGCCGTTCGATCTGATTCTGTTTGCGGACACGGGCGGCGAGCGCCCACACACTTACGAGCACATTGAACGCATGCAGGCGTGGCTTGCCAAGCACGGCATGCCGCCCATCACCATCGTTCGCAAAGTGCGCCACGACGGGCGCGTGCACGGGTTGGAAGAGAACTGCCTTGAGGCGCAGATGCTGCCTTCGCTGGCGTATGGCTTCAAAGGCTGTTCGCAGAAGTTCAAGATCGCGCCTCAGGAAAAGCACGTCAACAACTTGCCTGCGGCCAAAGCGATTTGGAGCGCCGACGACAAGGTGGACAAGTACATCGGCTATGAGTTTGCCGAGACGCGGCGTTGGATGAAGGCGCCAATAGAAGACGGGAAGTACCGATACCACTACCCTCTTGTGGAGTGGGAGTGGTCGCGCCCTGATTGCCTTGCTGCGATTGACCGTGCCGGCCTGCCGCGTCCTGGTAAGTCGTCGTGTTTCTTCTGCCCTGCGTCCACCAAGCCGGAAATCGCCGCCCTGAAGCAGACATATCCGGTTCTGTTTCAGCGGGCGCTGGACATGGAAGCCAACGCCAAGCTGACCAGCGTCAAAGGGTTGGGGCGCCGGTTCTCTTGGCGCGAATACGACACGACCTTAGAGGAGCCGGACGTGGTGCCGTGCATTTCTTGCGCCGATGGCAGCAACAGTTGCGAGACACCAAAATAAAAGGAGAACTGGCAAATGACATCACAAGAATTCATCGAGTACCTCGCCGCGCTCGCGCCTGCTGGCGAGACGGCGTTGATCGTGCGGCAGACGCCGCGCCTGGTGAACGGCGAGATGCAGTTCCACGCCAACGGCGCGATCAAAGCAAGCTGGCCGGCGTACCTGCCCACACGGCGCATCAAGGAGGGTGAAGCGTGGTTCGGCAACACCGCCTCGTTCATCATCGACCGATTCATTGAGGGCAAGCCCAGCGCAGGCGCGGCGAACTGCGAATATGTGCTGGTGATGATGCTGGACGATATCGGCACCAAGAGCAAGACGCCCCCGCTGGCCCCGACTTGGATCATGGAGACGTCAGCGGGGAACTTCCAGTGGGGCTACGTCTTCAGCGACCAGCCGACCAAGCTGGAGTTCGCTGGCGCCATCAACGCCATCGCTGCGGCAGGCTACACCGACGCGGGGGCCTGCAACCCGGTGCGCAACTTCCGACTGCCTGGCTCGGTCAACTTCAAGCCCGGCAAGGACTCGTTCGTCTCGCGCCTGGTGGAGTGGGACCGCTCGCGCGAGTACACGCTGGCCGAGATCTGCGCCGGCCTGGGCGTGACGCCCGAGGCGGTCGAGTCGTTGGGGCCGCGGCCCGTGCGCCTGTCCGATGACGGGGCCGACGACGTGGCGACATGGTTGTCCGAGCAGGGGCTGGTGCTCAGTAGGCCAAACACCGAGGGCTGGATGGGCGTGGTGTGCCCCAACGCGAACCAGCACACGGACGGCAACCCCGAGGGGCGTTACCTGCCCAGCGGGCGGGCGTACTGCTGCCTGCACTCGCACTGCATTGATCTGGACAGCGCTTGGTTCCTTGAGTGGGTGGCCGAGCGGGGTGGGCCGAAGCACACGCCTGGCCTGCGGGACGAACTGCTGCAGCAGGCGATGCTGCAGACCATCGGGCGGCTGACGCCCACGCCCGAACTGGCCGGTGCGGTGGCCGAGGTCATGGCCGAGGTGGACCGGGCCGAAGCCGCGCGGACCGACAAGGCCGACTGGTGGTCCCGGTTTGCTTACGTTGTGTCCGATGATGCGTACTTTGACATGCGCGAGCGGCGGCAGTTCACGCGAACCAACTTCAACGCGCTGTTCCGGCACGTTAGTTGCAGGTCGATCCACGGCAAGAATCCAAAAATCGAAGCGTCGATCTGCTTCGACGAGCACCGCCAGACCAAGGGTGGGCGCGTGCTGGACGGTATTGCCTACAGCGCGGGCGATGACGTGCTGGTGGCCCGGGCCGGTGGCGTGTTCGGCAACAAGTGGCGCGATGGCCGGCCGGCAGCCGCTGGGGGTGCCTCGGACGCCGCCGTGCGCCCGTGGCTTGAGCACGCCGAGCGGATGATCCCCGACGCCGCCGAGCGTGAGCATGTCCTGAACATCATGGCGTTCAAGGTTCAGCATCCCAGCATCAAGATCAATCACGGTGTGCTGCACGCTGGCCGGCCTGGCAGTGGTAAGGACTCACTCTGGGCGCCGTTCCTGTGGGCGGTAGGTGGCGAGGGGAAGACGAACGTTGCGACCGTCCGCAACGAGGAGATCAATTCCCAGTGGGGCTATGCTTTCGAGTCTGAGGTGCTGGTGCTGAACGAACTGCGCCAGCCCGAGGCCAGCGACCGTCGCGCGCTGGAGAACCGACTCAAGCCCCTGCTGGCCGCGCCGCCTGAACTGATCTCGATCCAGCGTAAGGGGCTGCACCCCTACGATGCGGCGAACAGGCTCTTGGTCTTGGCGTTTTCCAACGAGCGCGCCGCTATCTCGTTGCCGTCAGATGATCGCCGCTGGTTCGTGCTGTGGTCCGAGGCCGAGATCATGCCCCCGGACGCCGCGGCGCGCCTGTGGGCCTGGTACGCGGGCGGTGGCCTGGCCAGTGTGGCCGCGTGGCTCCACGCGCGGGATGTCAGCACGTTCCAGCCTGGCGCCGCGCCGCCCATGACGGAGGCCAAGGCGATCATGCTGCAGGCGGGCCTGAGCGGGTCCGAGGCGTGGCTGGTGGAGCAGATGACGCATCGCGTGGGCCTGTTCGCCCGTGGCGTGGTCGGTGGCCCGTGGCAGGGGTTCTTGGAGGGCTTGCAGGCCCGCGCGCCGGCCCATATCAAGCTGGTGGTCCCTGCCCTGCTACATGCCTTCCGTGAGGCCGGATGGGAAGATATGGGCCGGGTCTACTCGGTCGAACACCCGACGAAAAAGCACGTATTCCGCGCGCCTGACTGGACGGGAAGCAAATCGGAGGCCCGCCGCTTGGTGGATCTGCCCGAGCCCAGCGCGGCTGACATCATTGCCCGTGTGAAGGGCTGACAGGCAAGAAAAAGCCCGCCGGGCTTGTGGCCTGGCGGGCTTGAAGACCCCGAGGGGTGACAGGAGAAAGTTGGCAGGCCCGACTATAAGTCAAGGATGATGATCAGTCCAGCGGCCAGCAGCAGGGCTAAGCCGGCCCAAATCATCGCCAGCCCTTCGGGGCTTTCTGCCAAGGCCCAAATGCGCGCGATTCGTCGTCAACGGTGTCGTCGTCGTCGTCGTCCGGGTACAGTTCCCGGCGTTCCTCTTCCAGTTCTGATGGGGTCAAGGGTCGGTCAGGATCAAGGCAGGGGATGTAAGGCATGGTCAGGCCTCCACCGTTTCGATTTCCACAGAGTAATCCACGGGCTTGCGACCGGGGTTCGATTCCCATTCGTCGTGGGCTAGGTCGTCGAGCGTGTCGTCGTCTGCACCTTCTGGCGCGTCAAATTCCATGCGGTAAACCACGGTTTCGGTAACAGTTGCGTAGCGTTTCATAGGTCAATCCTCCAAATCAAACCAATGGGGCATGTCTTCGATGTACCCGTAAAAGTACCATCCTACGGCGCCCGTGTTCGGCAGGGCCCCGTAGACTTCGACCTCTCCACGCTGGCGGATACGGTAGCAGCGAGGGCCGAATTTGTCCCGCAGCGCGGCACGAAGTTTTTTCATTCGTCAGTCCTCCGGATTGGAAAAGTCGGTCCGGATGACGGGGCGGCCCCGGTCAATCCAGCAGTACAGACCAGAATTGTCGCGGGCGACCTGCTCGCATTCCTCACGCGGTCCGGCAATTAGGAGTCGCCCGTCCTGAGTGAATGCTGCAGCAGGATACCCGGCGCAGTCAGGGGGGATGTTCAGATACAGCATAGGTCAGTCCTTTCAAAACAGCGCCGGCGTGTCCGGCAGGGGTTGACGTGGTGCCACTGGCGCGCGCACGGGCTTAGGGTCCGGGGCGTGGCCGGGGGCCGGTAGCGTGACGGGGAAGGGCCACGGGCGGGGGCGTGGTGGCGTGGCGTGGTGCATTGGGTTAGAACGGCTCATTCTTCAATCCGTTCGATGATTACGCCAGCAGGAAGTATTTCGCTACCCGCGATGCGATTTCGGCAATCGTCAACGTCGGTGCCAGCGTACGGGAAGAAAAACCGAACGCCCGTAGCGGTATCAAGGCAATAGACCCAAAACTGTCTCATGGTGTACCTTTCAGATAGAACGAATTGAAATGACGCGCCGGGCATGCCCTGCAGCATGGTCAGCGATAACGATGGAACGGGCATGCTTTGACGTCCCTGCGCAGAGCATGCAGTCGCTGCACTGGGCTTTGCGGCCGCCCTCGACGCTGGCGGGGCACGTAACCTCGAGGGGCTGACGGTCAACCCCGATAGATACCCGGAAGTAACGCATTCCCATAGTCTGAGCTTGTGCGGCCTCTGCAGCGGTATCGGCACTCGCCATCACCAGTGGCGACCATGCGCGCGCGTTGAACCCGTGCGCTTGCCATTGGTGGGTGTACCCGACATGCCCGGCGGATAGGCTCACCAGTAGCGCCCACAATTCCACGGGTGCAGCTGCAGGATCGCCATAAGTGCCAAGCCTGAGCTTGCGACCACGCAACACGGCGCGCACTTGGTCAACCGATGATGCGCGAGCGTAGGACCCGCGACGGTATGCCCGATAGACTGAGAGCACGGATTCGTGCACTTTGACGTAACAAGGGGCATCACCAGTAGCGCGCGCGAGCATTGGACGATGGGGGCACAGTCCGCACACTGACGCATCGTCGCCCGTCTTGAGTGCCGTGTGAGGTTCGACGTCACTACGAATAATGAACGATTGAACGAGGTTCCCTGTCTTTGCGTTTTCGCTGCTATCGGCCAAGCCTGTCAGGATCACGACGATAGGCTTGCCATCGATAACGCTGGGACCATCGTAAACAATCAGGCTGTTGGTGTTCATGGTGTACCTCAGTGGATTAGATTGGACTGTGTGATGCTGGCGCATCCCATAGGCGCCCGTTGGGGGCGCCTAGGTGGATGGGTCAGGCAACGGTAGCGCGAGCGATAGCGGCTTTCACTTCATCGCGCAGGAATCCGGGCATCGTTGCGCGCTCCAGCACGTGCTGGAGCGCGGCAAGCATGTCAGGTGCTGCGGCGATGAGGCGGGCATCGGCGGTGGCGTTTCTGCATAGCGGCGATGCGCCGTCATATCTGCCGGGCTCAAGCGTCAAGAGGGCTGTGCAGTGGCCGGAAGCGAAAATGTTGTACGCGTTGCGATCCGGCAGCTTGTCGGCAATCCAAGGGCCGGGCGTGTGAGTGGCGGTCATAGTGTGGTTCTCCGGTCAAATGAAAGCAGCGAGCAAAAGCCCGAGAGCCGCGCCGTAGGCGCAAGCGAAGATGATGTCACGGGTGCGCATGGTGTCAGGCTCCGATGATGGTGGATTCACTGCGCAAGCGAGCTTGCAGGTGCTGCGGGTAGGTGCTCAGGTCGTGCGCAGTCCAGTCACGGGCGAAGCCGTCCGCGCGCATCAGGACAGACTGGATCGCGCGAACGAGGGTTTCGGCTTGCACGATGAACTGCCCGTGTCCAGCACGGAATACGATGTAGGTTTTCATGATAGGCGCTCTAGGCGATGGGTTGAACACAGCAGTAATGTAAAACAATGTTGTTACCCTACTGAAGTGTAGGGTCAAATTGTTAGGTCATGGGGGTCGCCTACAGGCGCCTAAACCGATGACCTAACACTCCCAGGACGCGATTTGGGGTGAGCAATAGTTGACTGGCGCGCAAGGGATTAGGTGATGCTGGGGGGCTGTCTTATCCGGGTGGTTAGCTCATGGGCTAGGCGGTGATGACGCCCCGGCTTACCGAGGGGGATAGGCTAGTTAGGTCATCTAATCATCTACTCTTGGTTGAAACAAATAAAATACTGTATATATATACAGTACACATATGGTGGCGGCTGGCATGCCCCGCTTTAGATGACCTAAATAGCCTATCGCCCCATCGCACCCGCGTCACCACGCAACCATATGCAGTCTAGGCGCATAGCATGGCATGACCCAGACCACCTAGCACCAGGTGGCCTTGTCTCCCAGGGCATCGACCCGGATAGGCGACGCCTAGAGCGCCTAGCAGCGCCTAGCTGGTAGCTGGGGGCGTGCGGCCCAGGCGCCAGACAGCCGCGTGCTGATCGTCAGCGTGCTGATCGTCAGTGTGCTGATCGTCAGTGTGCTGATCGTCAGTGTGCTGATCGTCAGTGTGCTGAGAGGGGGGCCGGGGGGCCGGCGACCTGAGCGGTCAAAAACGA